CCTGCGCTTGGTCAAACCGCACCAGGTCGATTGCCGGTTCTTAATGTGCCCGTATTGCCAACTGCAGCGCGGTCAAGTCGTTCAGACGGGTGGTTCTCTTGTGTGCCAATGTCCGGACTGCGGTGCCATACCCATTGACGAGTTCGATCGGCACGCGTGGACGCTTGACGTGGATGTATTGATTCGCAAACTGCGCGTTGCACTGGACATCTCTATGCAGCAGGCGACCGTGGCGATCACCAGTAGCATGTGGCAGATTGGCATTCATCAGCGGCATCCAGTTATATTGGCGCGCAGCCTTGATCGTGTGCTTCAAAAGCCGTCATTGCTGGGGCGTGTGCGGAATGGCGCGACACCCTGGCTGTTGACGCCGAAGCCACTGCGTGACCAAGAAGACGACCCATTGGCGGGTGCCGGATTCTGGCTCCCTCTGGAGGAACGTTTTGCGCTGTACGGCGGACAAATCCGATTTATCGCACCAGGAACGGCACCAGAAGTCATGCCGCATGACACAACCGAAGCAGTCAACGGACCTTTCTCTGCGGACTTCCGGTGGGTTCATTTGGGGATTGATCAACCGGTCATTGCGTTGACACCAGCGCAAGCTGAGGTATTTCGTGTTCTGTGGCAGCTTGGCGGCCAGGGCATGGAAGGGCACATGGTTATGTCGCGCGCAAAGCTGTCAAGTGCAAAGCCGATTGATGTGTTCAAGGTTCAATCGCGGAACAAGGGCAAGCCAGAGTATGAGGAGCCATTGCGAGCCTACAAAACGTTGGTAAGCGTCACCAGAGCTGGCATCTACGCCATGCCCTGCGCCGCGCAAAAAAGTCACTGATCGGATTCTTCACCATTTGAAACGGCGAGCCCTTGCAGCTCGCCGTTTTCATTTCAGTGGCAGTGGCGAACTCGAACTTTCAACCCAGTTCGCCACCCAGTCCATTAACAGTTCGCCGCTCAAATTTGACACTGCAAGCGTTGTTCCTCAACTTAATGAAAGGGGTACCAATGCTGCAATCAACATCAGCAAATTACGGCCATTCCGCCTCCTTGGCGCTGCCTGCAAAGGTGGCTCCGCACGAGCGGCGTGTGCTGTCGGAAAACGAACTGGCGCAACGTTGGGGCATCAGTCCCAAGACGCTGCAACGCTGGCGCTCTGAAGGACGTGGCCCGCACTATTACAAGCTCTCAAAAAGAGTGACTTATCCGCTCGAGACAGTGACCGAGTACGAGCACGGCGCGCTACATGTGTCGACCTCGGAACGCGTGGCGAAGTGAGGAGGACATGAATATGACCAATCTCACCATCTTTCCTGCTGACATCGCCGAAATGTCCGTGAGCCAACTGGCCCAGCTGACACCCACGCAAAAACTTGAAGTGGATGTCAACCTGGACAAAGCTATTGCCTGGCTCAAACAAGCCCGCACCAAATTCGATGCCGCTTTGAAGCAGTGCTACGAAGAACAGGCCAAAGCCGCCTTGCTTGAATCCGGTCGCGATTTTGGCACTGCCCACATCAGTGACGGATCGTTGCGCATCAAGTTTGAGCTTCCCAAAAAAATCACATGGGACCCAAAGCAACTGGGGGAAATCGCCGAGCGCGTCGTGGCATCTGGCGAGCAAGTCAAGAGCTACATCGACATCAAGTTGTCTGTCTCTGAGTCCCGCTACACAAATTGGCCACCGGCGTTGCAGCAGCAGTTTTCCACTGCCCGCACGGTTGAGCCCGGCAAACCAACTTTCACCCTTTCCATTGACCCACTGGAGTCCTGATCATGTCCCAAATCATCCCCTTTGAATTTGAAAGTCATGCACTGCGCGTCAACCTGGATGCTGCTGGGCAGCCATGGTTCAATGTCCTTGATGTTTGCCAGGTACTGGAATTGGGGAACCCCTCTCAGGCACTCAAAACCCATGTGGACGGAGATGACCTCCAGAAAATGGAGGTCATCGATAACCTTGGTCGCGCGCAGCGTGCCAACCATGTCAACGAATACGGTCTGTACGCACTGATCTTGGGGAGCACCAAGGAGGCAGCCAAGCGCTTCAAACGGTGGGTGACACACGAGGTCATTCCGTCAATTCGCAAGACCGGGTCCTATGCGTCAGCCACGTCGGTGGCCGCATTGCCATCGCCAACGCAGGATCGGGTGTCATCGCTGCTGCTGATTGGCGAGGCTGTGGCCAAGGTTCCCGGTGTCAAGCATGGCATTGCCATGGCTGCCACCTTGACCTGCATTCACGAGAACACGGGCCTTTCCATGGAACCCATGCGTCGTGCGCTGCCAGCAAATGACGAGCCAATCGCCGCCATGAACCCGACCAAGCTGGGCCTGCAATTGGGTATGGCCGCTCGAAGCGTCAATGCCCGCCTGGCTGCAATGGGCTTGCAAATGCGCAATGACCGTGACGAATGGGAATTGACCGAAGCAGGTCAAGCGTGGGGCGAGGCCTTGCCGTACTCGCGCAATGGCCATTCGGGTTACCAGATTCTCTGGAATCCGGCGGTGATCGATCAGATGAAAGAGGTGGCTTAAATGGCACTTCCCATCATCACTGCTGATCAACGCCGCGCCCAGCGCCGTGGTGTCAAGATCGTCATTCTGGGTGTCAGTGGCATCGGCAAAACGACCCAGCTCAAATCCCTCGATACCCATTCCACCTTGTTCATTGACCTGGAGGCAGGTGACCTGTCGGTTTCCACTTGGGATGGCGACTGCCTGCGGCCGCGCACCTGGCCCGAGTTCCGGGATCTGGTGGTCTATTTGGCAGGGCCCAACCCGGCGCTGCCCGAGCAGTCACCGTTTTCGCAGGCGCACTTTGACCATGTCTGCTCGGTCTATGGCGACCCGGCCAGCCTGGACAAGTACCAGACCTACTTCTGCGACTCCATCACGGCGCTCTCGCGGCTGTGCTTTAACTGGGCCAAAAGCCAGCCAGCCGCGTTTTCTGACCGCACTGGCAAACCGGATTCTCGTGGTGCATATGGCCTTTTAGGCCAGGAAATGGTGACGGCGCTGACCCATTTGCAGCACGCCCGTGGAAAAAATGTGGTGTTCGTGGCGATTCTGGACTGCAAGACCGACGACTTTGGCCGCAAGGTGTTTGTGCCCCAGATCGAGGGCAGCGCCACTGCCCTGCAACTGCCAGGCATCGTCGATGAGGTGGTGACTTTGGCTGAAATCAAGGCTGATGACGGTAGCTCATACCGGGCATTTGTCACCTCGACCATCAACCCATTCGGCTATCCGGCCAAAGACCGCAGCGGTCGTCTTGACCTGCTGGAGCCGCCCGACCTGGGTGCGCTCATCGCCAAGTGCGCCGGCACATCTGCACAGCACCCACAAGCCCCAATCCCCACTGATTCCAAGGAGTAATTCAAATGAATGACAACAACACCAATGCCTGGTCAGACTTTAACGACGCAGAAGCACAGCAGTCAGGTTTTAACCTGATCCCCAAGGGCGCGCTAGTGCCGGTGCTGATGACTCTCAAACCCGGTGGCCACTATGACGCCAGTCAGGGCTGGTCGGATGGTTACCCCACCCAGTCACCCAAGACGGGTGCGGTCTATCTGGCTGCCGAGTTTGTCATCACCGGTGGCGAATATGCCAAACGAAAGATGTGGTCAAACATTGGGCTGTACTCACCCAAAGGTCCAACCTGGACGCAGATGGGCAGAACTTTCGTGCGCGCCGCTTTGAACAGCGCCAGAAACGTCTTGCCGCAGGACAACGGCCCACAAGCCGCCGCCGCTCGGCGCATCCAAGGCTTTGTTGACCTCGACGGGTTGGAGTTTGTGGTGCGCGTGGACATCGAAAAAGACGACCGTGGTGATGACCGCAACGTCGTCAAGACGGCAGTGGAGCCCGACCACCCGGACTACGCGCGCACCATGGGTGTGCCTTCCAAGTTGGCTCCAAGCACCAACGCGCCAGCCAATTCAGCACCCCAAGCCCCTGCTGCTCAAAGCGCAGCACCGGCACACCAAGCGCCAGCAACGCAGCGCGCGCCTGTCTCCGGCAAACCCGCATGGGCGCAGTAAGGAGCGCCAGCCATGAATGCCTCTTTACCCACGGCGCAGGCCTACCACCCGGGCTGCTTCAGTGACGCGTCTCAGTACCAACAGTGGCGCACCTACGCCGTCAA